GGGTTGTTTTTTGAAGCGGCAGACACTGAGAGGCGGTTGCCAAGTGTCCGGCGGCAGAGTGTTAAATGTTGTTGGCCAGATTATGCAGATGATCCAAGTGTGGCGTTTGGGTATAATGAAACCGTGACGAGGTTGGCTCGTGCTTCGCCTGGCGCGATTTCGAGGTATGACCAGGCGTTGGAATTGTGTCTGTTGTTGGATGTTGAGGACCGGAAGGTTATCTGGGCATCAGCTCATAGTGCGGTTAGAAGGCAGCGAGGGCCAACCTGGCGAGCGATTGGGGAATTGCTTGGTATGCAAGCCGCAACGGTTAAGAGGCGGTTCGAGAGTGCTATTTTAACTTTATGGTACAAAATGTAGTCATTTCATTTGACGGACATCACTAAATGCAGTACTTTTTTGTTACGATAGGTAATCATAGATTACTAGTCGTTCTCCCTGTTTAACTTCGCGGCGCTTTTTTATAAGCGCTGCTTTTTTTTGAGAGTTTCATGGCTAAGAAAGCACGCGTTAAAGCTGATGATTTCAAGCGCATTTGTGAGCGTATTGCTGATGGTGAAAGCTTGACCAAGATCTGTGCTAATGATGTCCTTTTGCCCTCATGTCGCACGGTTTTGCGCCATATTCAGGACAGTGAGCCAGCCTATGAGCAGTATCGTAACGCTCGTGCGCTTCAGGCTGAGATCATGCGCGATTCTATTCTTGACCTGGTATCAGCCCCGTTGCCACCCGACGCTAAGTTAGCGATGGCAGCTGTTGGTCTAAGGCGTTTACAGGCTGATCACATGGATAAGATGATACGACAGCTACAGCCTAGAGGCTTACGTAACCGTGAAGAGGACAAGGCTGATACTGGTGGCGAGATGGTTATCCGTTGGGGATCGGCTACTTAAATCAATACATTGTTGTTGTTGTGAGGTGTCGTCACTCGCGTGCGAGCCGGAATCTAAGAACAAAGCGTGACCAATGAATGGATCTGTTAACGAACTGTTAAATGCACCCGCTAACCCATTGATATTAAATGAATGACCTTCAGGTTACATACCTGAAGGGGGGTCTTTTTTTGCCGGTTTTCTGCGAAACATGCCCCCCCACCCCCCAAGGAACCGGGTGCAGTCTCCTAGTCTATAATACGTCCCCGAGAGAGGCTCTGTTACTCTGTGGCTAACAAAAAAAATATACAGGAAATAGAAATCCCGTACACACCGCGCCCTTTGCAGCTTGAGTTGCATAACATGCTCGACAAGTACCGGTTCAACGTCCTGGTAATGCACCGGCGCTTCGGCAAAACGGTCTGTGTGATCAACCATTTGCTCCGAGCTGCGATTATGGAGACCAAGCCGAACGGCCGATATGCATATATTAGCCCGAGTTACCGGCAAAGTAAGTCAATTGCCTGGGATTATTTGAAGACGTTTGCGGCCAAGATACCAAACACGCGGTTCCATGAGACAGAATTGCGGTGTGACCTACCGAACGGGTCGAGAATAACCCTGCTAGGAGCTGAGAATCCGGCAAGTTTGCGTGGTATTTACCTAGATTTTTGCGCGATGGACGAGGTTTCGCAGATGCCGGCGAGTATTTTCCCCGAGGTGATTCGCCCGGCGTTATCTGACAGGAAGGGGAGCTGCGTTTTTATAGGCACGCCACATGGCACACAGAATTATTTTTATGATTTATGGGATACGGCGGCGGCTACAGAGGGCTGGAACCGGTGTATGTACAAAGCGAGCGAGACCAATTTAATTGACGAGGAAGAATTAACGGCTGCTCGGGCGACGATGTCGGTTGATCAGTACAACCAGGAATTTGAGACCAGTTGGGTAGCCAATATCCAGGGCTCGATTTATGGCAAAGAGATTCAGGCGATTGACGAGCGCGGCCAGATCTGTGAAGTCCCTTACGATCCGGCGTTAAAGGTTTCAACTTTTTGGGATATCGGATTCCATGATAGCACCAGTATCTTTTTTGCACAGGTTACGCGAGGCGGCGCGGTCCACGTTATTGACCACTACGAAGCGAGCGGCGAAGCTTTTCCGTTCTATGCAAAAATGCTTCAAGAAAAAGCGGACGAGTATGATTGGCAGTACGCGCATCATTATGGACCGCATGATTTGGCTGTTACCGAGTTGGGTACAGGCAAAACTAGGATTGAAGCCGCCCAGGAGTTAGGAATCCGGTTCAGGATTGTCCCGAGGTTGTCCATAGAGGACGGCATCCATGCTTTGCGGCTGTTACTGCCCCGTTGTTATTTCGATCGTACTAAGCTTCGCAGGGCGCTTGAGGCTCTCCGGCATCATCACCGGAAGTGGGACGAGAAGGCGCGGACGTTAAAATCGAAGCCGGTAAAAGATTTCAGTTCGCACGCGGCAGATGCTGCGCGTTACATGGCCGTTGCGTTACAGGAAGACTACGACAGCAAGCAAGCACCGCAAGCGTTTGCGGATAGCACGTACAACCCATTCGAGGCAAGAATATGAGCTTTTTATTCCCGAAGCCGGCAGCTGCCGCGTTGCCGCCGATACCGCCTATTCAGCCCGAGCCGGCAATTTTGGCTACGAGTACAAAGGTTGAGGATGATTTGCGGACAGACTTAAAGCGGCGAAAAGGACGAGCGTCCACGATTGTTACTAGCTCCCAGGGGCTAACGACAGAGCCGGAAACGAAATCAACGAGCCTTCTGGGCTCATCGACATAGAGGACATCTTATGGGTGGAGTTGTATCGAGTTTTTTTGGTGGTAGTCCGGCCCCTGCGCCGCCGCCACCGCCGCCAGTTCAGCCAGCTGCTCCTACCCGCGTCCCAGCTCCGGCGGTTAGTGCCGGCACAGGGGATAAGGAAAGGGCTGAGAAGAAAGCGAGTATTCGGCGCGGAGCTGTTGTTCGGCGGCGCGTACCAAAGTCGGTTCTAGGCGGCACGCCTACAGGCGCAAAAACCACGTTAGGCGGTTAGAATGTTGAATGAGCCCGATGAGCAAGCTGTTGTTCTGCTCAAGCGCTTAGACACGCTTGCGGCTCAACGAAAGACCTGGGAGAACCACTGGCAAGAAATCGGGGACTACATCGTCCCGCGCAAAGCGGACATCCAGGTTAGCCGGACGGCCGGTGACAAGCGGATGGAAAAGATTTTTGATTCCACTGCAATCCATGCAGCCGAGTTATTGTCTGCGAGCCTTCATGGCATGTTGACCAACCCGAGCACCCGTTGGTTCGATTTGCAATATCAGAATCTAGAATTGAATAAAGATGACGAGGCTAAAGAATATCTCGAAAGCATCGTTGATATTATGTATGCGGAGTTCAAGCGCTCCAACTTTGCCGAGCAGATCCATGAGCTGTATCACGATTTAATCACGTTCGGTACAGGCGTGATGATGATCGAGGATTATGAAGGCGGGGTTCGGTTTAGTACACGGCATATTTCGGAATGTTACTTGTCTGAGGACGAGTGGGGCCGCGTCGATACGGTGTTCCGTAAGTTTAAAATGACGTTACGAGCGTGCGCTAATAAGTTTGGCGTTGAGAATATGTCCGAGAAACGCATAAAAATTATGGAGAAAGACCCATACTCGGAAGTCGAGGTTGTCCATGTTGTTATGCCGAGAGATGGTTACGATACAAACAAGGCTGACAGCAAGAACATGCCGTACAAATCTTGCTACATCGATCCAGACAGCAAGCAGACCTTGCGAGAAAGTGGCTACAACGAATTTAGTTATGTATGCCCTAGATTTTTAAAAGCTTCACATGAGCTTAGTTATGGCAGAAGCCCGAGCATGACGGTTTTGCCCGATACAAAAATGATTAATGCCATGTCTGAAGTGACGATCAAGGCTGCACAAAAGCAAGTGGACCCGCCGCTGATGGTTCCTGATGACGGGTTTATGCTACCGGTTAGAACGCGCCCTGGTGGATTAAATTTTTATAGATCAGGATCTCGGGATCGGATCGAGCCTTTAAACATTGGCGCGCAAACGCCGCTCGGATTAAATATCGAAGAGCAGCGCCGCCAGGCAATCAGAACAGGTTTCTATGTTGATCAATTAATTATGGGCCAAGGCCCACAGAAGACTGCGACAGAGGTTATACAGCTCACTGAAGAGAAAATGCGCGTCTTGGGTCCGGTACTTGGCCGGCTGACCGCCGAGCTGTTGAGCCCCATGATCGATCGAGTTTACAATATTTTATTAAGAGCTGGTAAGTTTCCGGTAGCGCCGGCATCGATACAAGATGGCGACATCGATATCGAGTACGTATCGCCATTAGCCAAAGCGCAAAGGCAATCAGACATTTCCGGCATTATGCGAATGTTCGAGATCTTATCGCCGTTAGCGAGTGTTAACGCCGGCATCTTTGATCATTTCGACTTTGATGGATTAATTAGGCACGTACTCCAGGCACTAAGTATACCGGCGAGCATAACTAAGGGCGAAGCTGAAGTGGCCGCGGACCGAGAAAATCGTGCAGCCCAAGAGCAGCAAATGCAAGAGATGCAGCAAGTTCAGCAATTATCTGAATCGATGGGCGCTGCCGCTCCAATGGCTAAAGTAATGCAAGCAGATGAAAGCATCTCGAATGAGTGAAGAGGCGTTTATAGAAGAGCGCCAACGATTAGTTGATGCTGCTAAAGAGATTTTTAATTCACCAGCTGGCAAAATTGTTTTAGATAAACTTAAAAATCAATCCGGTTTCAATACTTCAAACTTTAGTTCGGACGCGCTTGAAATGAGTTATCGCGAAGGGCAGCGATCCGTTGTTCTTTATATTTTAAACTTACTCGTTGACGAGAAGGTGCAACAACAACAAGGAGAATAAATCAAATGGCTGAAGAACAGGTAGCGGAGGTCGCGGAAGCGGTAGCCCCGTCTGAAAGTGTAGCTAGTTGGAAATCAGATCTGCCAGAGGATCTTAGAGATCACTCGGCGTTATCATCAATCAATGATGTTGGTAATTTAGCTAAGAGTTATATCAACGCACAATCTATGATAGGACGCGATAAGATTGCGATCCCGAGCCAGCATAGCTCTCCGGAAGATTGGAACGATGTCTATGACCGTTTAGGCCGGCCCGAAAGCGCGGATGCCTACGAGGTTGATGTTGGAGAAAATTCAGACGAGCAATTTATGAGCTGGTACAAAAATACCGCGCATGAGATTGGTCTTAACCCAACCCAGGCATCTAAGCTTGCAGAGTCATACAACGAATTGTTTTTAGCTCAACAAGCTGAAGCACCGAATTACGATGCGCTTCGCAGTGAAAACGAAGCGGCATTAAAAAAAGAATACGGCGGCAAATACGACGAGAACATAAAACTTGGCAGCTCGATGCTGACCGAGTTCTCAGATATGGATAACCCGCTTACAGAACTAGACATGGCTGATGGCTCGAAGCTAGGGGACAACCCTAACTTTATCCGAGCGATGGTTAATGTTGGCGAATTTATTCGCGAGAAAGTTTCCGAGGATGCCTTCGAGGGCATGGCCAAAGGTGGCGGTGGATTATCACCAGATGACATCAGTGACCAGTTGCGCGAAATCGAAGCACCTAACAGTCCATTATTTGATTCACAACATCCTCAACATCGAGAATATGTGAAGAAAAGAACTAGTCTTTACGATCAAAAATATTCTGAAGACTAAAATCAGGGTAGCTGAAAAGTCCTGTTGCTTGCTTGAAAGAAAAGCCGCTCATCGTTGCGTAAACGAAGGTCTAGTCCGATTGGGTAGCTAACCGAATTAACCTTTTTTTATTAAACAACTTTGGAGGTTTGACAAATGTCAAATCAAATTACCACTGCGTTTAGCCAACAGTTTGGGCAAACAGTTGCCCTACTGTCGCAACAACGCGGATCAATGTTCCGAAATGTGGTTCGGAATGAAAGCGTGATCGGAGAAAAAGCTTTTTTCGATCAAGTTTCAAGTGTAGCGGCAGTTCTAAAAACGAGTCGGCATAGCGATACTCCGCTCACAGAAGTGCCTCATTCACGCCGTCAGGTTTCGATGAATACGTATGAATTTGCGGATTTGATCGACGATGCGGACCAAGTCGCAACAATTATAGATCCTACATCTGCATACGCTCAGAGTGCTTCGGCAGCTATGATGCGTGCGGTTGATGATGAAATTATTGCGGCTGCAACTGGTTCTGCGAAAACAGGCAAAACCGGATCTGGAAGTACAGATCTAGCGGCAGATCATATTATTGCGCACGGTTCAGCTGGTTTAACAGTTGCCAAGCTTCTAGCTGCTAAAGAGCAGTTGGATCTTGCTGATGTTGATCCATCTATTCCTCGCCATATCGCTTGCGCTCCTCAACAAATTAAAGATTTGTTGAATACAACGGAAGTAAAATCAAGCGATTTCAATACTGTAAAATCGCTTGCTCGCGGCGAGTTGGATTCGTTCTTAGGTTTCCAATTTCACATGACAAACCGACTAGCTAAGTCAAGCACCACACGAACATGTTTCGCTTGGGCGCAAGACGGGCTGCTTCTTGCAATTGGGCAAGATGCAAAATCCAGAATCGAAGAACGATCCGACAAATCTTTTTCTACGCAAGTCTACTACAGCCAAACTGTAGGTGCGACTCGCATGGAAGAAGCCAAAGTCGTTTCTATTCTTTGTACAGAATCTTAAAGGAGGTTTGAAAAATGGGTACAAAATATTCAGACCAAAAAACCAAATGGAATCAAAACGATCCATCTGAGATGATTAAAACCATCGAGCAGGGTGGGCGTGTTCGCGTTGCCTATGGCAGCTTTACAGCTGTTGCAGAACAATCCGACATCCACATGTTTAACCTTCCGAACGGTGCGCGTATCCTTTCTGGTGAGCTTTCACATGCGGCCCTTGGCAACTCAACAACGGTGTCTGTTGGCCATGCGGCTTACAACAATTCGGCGGGTACAGCGGTTACGCTGGACGTTGATGAGTTTAAAGCGGCGGCTGCATCAACTGGCGTTGTTACCGTTGCTATTGCAGCAACTGTAGCACTTGGACGCAACTCTGTTGTTGACGCAGATAAAGATGGCATCCCCGTGACGGCTTCTATAGCCGGCGGTGATGGTTCTGGGCTTGTCGAAGTTTTGATGACCTACGTGCTAGACTAATAGATTTGGGGGGTCTTAGTTTTTCTAAGATCCCCTATTTCTTTTAAAGGATTTTTTTATGTCATCTGATGTTGATATCTGTAACGCCGCGCTAAATAATATTGGCGCGTCGAATATAATATCTTTGACCGAAGACAGTAAAGCTGCGCGTGTGTGCAACCAGCGTTATAGTATTGTTCGGGACGCTGTTTTTAGATCGCACCCGTGGAACTGCTTAATTAACCGGCTCTCCCTGGCAGCCGATGCCACCGCTCCTGTATTCAAGTATAATTTCAAGTATAGGCTACCTAATGAACCCTATTGCTTGCGAATTTTGGAAATAGAGGGGGAAGCTGATGGCGTTATATACGAAGTTGAAGGGCGCTACATCGTGTCTAACGAAACAACGATGAACATTAAATACATCTCGCGTGTGCTCGACGCGAACGAGTATGATGCATTATTAATTGAAGCAATTGCGGCAAGACTTTCAAGTGAGATTGCATACCCACTTGTCAATTCGGTTAGCCTCCAGGCGCAACTTTTTAATATTTATGAGCATAAAATTAAAACCGCACAGTTTGTCGATGCCACAGAAGGCACACCAGCGGAAGTCACTTCCACATTTTTCACTGATGCGAGGCTTTAATGGCCAAGGCAAGCTATGCCTTTTCGAGCTTTACCTCTGGCGAGGCTTCACCACGGCTAGACGGCCGCGTGGATTTAGCTAAATACTTTTCAATGTGTTCAACGCTTGAAAACTTTTCGACGCTACCGCATGGCGGGGCTACTAGGCGATCAGGTACGAAGTATGTATCAGAAGTAAGCGCTTCAGCTCTTGCAACTCGGATATTTGGGTTTGAATTTAATAACGAACAAACGTACATCATCGAGGCGGGTAATACATATTTTCGATTTATAAAAGATGGCGAGCCTATTTTAGAATCTGGGAAAACAATTACTGGGATTACTAAAGCCAACCCAGCGGTAGTCACTAGCAACGGACACGGGTTTACTAATGGCCAGGAAGTAAGTATCAGCGGGATCGTTGGTATGGTTGAATTGAATAATAAAAATTTTAAAGTGGCGAGTGTTTCTACAAATACATTTGCGCTTCAAGACATGGGATCGGTAAACGTCAATTCCAGCTCGTTCACAACGTATGGCAGCGCGGGAAAAGCCGCCCGAGTTTACACAGTAACTACGCCATATTTAACGGCTGAACTATTTCAAATCCAGTTCGCTCAGTCTGCCGATATTATGTACATTGTACACCCAAACCATGCTCCTCGAAAGTTAACTCGCACCGGTCATACAGCCTGGACCCTGGACGTAGTAGACTTTGAACTCGGCCCTATGATGGACGAGAACAAAACGGCCACCACATTAACATCCAGTGCTTTGTCAGGGTCAGTCACGATTACCGCTTCAGCAGTCACTGGAATAAATAACGGCACAGGCTTTCAGACTAATGATGTAGGCCGTCTAATAAAAATGTTTGACGGGTATGCAAAAATCACTGCAAGGAACTCTACAACTGAGGTCGTAGCCACAGTTCAACCTAATTCAGATCTCAGATCGGAACTGCTACCAACTTACACATCAGGCACGATGAGTTATATCGAGGGAGACCCAGACGCGACAGGGTCTGAGCACAATGACCGCATCCTAGATACAGCCAAACAGTTTATTGATGAAGGCTTTAAAGTCGGCCAAAAGGTTACTATCTCGGGGACATCATCAAACAACAAATCTGTTTTGATTGTTGTTGTTACGGACGATACAATTTTGACGGCCCCGTCTGATGACCTTGCAGCCGAGGGAGCGAGCTCAAACAATGTTCTAGCGGGAACAATTGAGCCTTCTGATGATTGGTCGCTTGGGGCTTTTTCTGTCCAAACTGGCTACCCTTCGACTGTTTGCTTTTATGAAGAGCGATTGGTTTTCGCTGGGACAACAGAACAGCCTCAGACATTATTCTTTTCAGAATCTGGCGGCTTCGAACAATTTAAAGATGGTGCTGACGATGCGGATGCGATGCGATACACTATTGCAGCTCAGACCGTAGATATTATTCGCTATCTTATGCCAGGCCGTGTGCTCGTTGTCGGTACAACGGGCGGCGAATTTTCGGCCAGCTCTAGTTCAACCGGCGAAGCTTTAACGCCAACCAATGTTCAAATTAAACGCCAGACAACTTACGGGTCTGCAAACGTCCAGCCCATACAATCAGGCAACGCGGTTTTGTTCTTGCAACGGGCTCGACGCAAAATCAGAGAATTGGTTTATAATTTTGATGTCGATGGCTTTATTGCTCCAGACATGACGATCCTAGCCGAGCATGTAACTGAAGGCGGCATCGATGATCTAGCTATACAGCAAGAACCAGATAACGTAATTTGGGCCGTAAGGGCTGACGGCGTTCTTTGTGGCCTTACATACCGCCGTGAAGAGCAAGTTGTCGCTTGGCATCGACATAAGCTAGGCGGGACATTTACCGGCGTACATGGCAGTTACGCAACTGCGACATATGACTATGCAATCGTTGAAAGCGTGGCATCGATCCCGACAGACTTGGACGAGGACGATGTTTATTTTGTTGTAAAGAGAACAATCAACTCCGTTCAAAAAAGATACATTGAAAGACTATCACCACTTAACTTCGGCGATGATGTGTCCAACGCTATTTTTGTTGATTCCTCACTGACCTTCACAGGAGTGTTTAATACGCTTAATGGAGCAATTAACGCATCAGCAACGACTATACCAATCGTAGCAAGTTCGGCGTTTGCTTCATCAGGTTCAGTGAAGATAGAGCAAGAGGTAATAAGCTACACGGGGAACTCTGGGAACGAGCTGACCGGGTGTACGCGAGCAGTTAGCGGAACGGCTGCCATACACGCAACCGCAACCACAGTAACCCAGGCCGTTAATCAGTTTACAAATCTTCACCACCTTGAAGGCGAGACGGTTTCTATTCTTGGCGATGGGTCTACTCATCCAGAAAGGACAGTTTCATCCGGTGCTATTGTTCTATCGCGCTATGTGACTAAAGCGCACGTTGGAATTAATTATCAATCTACTTTAAAAACAATGCGGATCGAGGCAGGGGCAGTTGATGGAACCGCACAAGGGAAAATCAAAAGACTGCAACATGCTACACTTAGGCTCTACAGAAGCGTTGGAGTTAAAGTTGGCGAAAGCGCGACACAAACAGATTTAATCCCTTTCCGCTCCTCTTCACAGAGGATGGATCAAGCGATTTCGTTGTTTACTGGTGACAAGCAAATTGAGTTTGATGGTGGCTACGACACAGATGGATTTGTTACGGTTATACAAGACCAACCATTGCCCCTGACGCTTCTGGGCATATACGTTCGACTACAGACATTTGACACATGATGAAAGTAGAAACAGTTCCTTTTCTTGCGGAACACGCAACCGCTGTTTTGGAAGCGGGGCTTTTATTAGATGAGGGACAGGATTGGACAGCTCAAGCTAAAATCATGGAAGAGGCTGGAAGTTGTGTGACCTTATTAGATGAAGATTCCGAACCTGTTTTATGCATGGGCGTAATTACAATTTGGGAAGGTTGCGGAGAAGCCTGGATGCTAGGATCAAACAAAATGTCCAAACATCCTATTGCTATAGCACGCGCTATTAAAGAAGTATTCTTCGAGTACGTTGAGCACCAAGGGTTTTGGCGTGTGCAGTCAAATGTCCGTTGTGATTGGCCGTTGGCAATAAAATTTATTGAATTTATGGGTATGGAGAAGGAAGGCCTTATGAAAAAATTCGGTCCAGAGGAAGCAGATTATTATCGCTTTGCGTGGGTTAAATGACTTGGGCTATGGCGGCGGGTGGAGCAAATTTAGCCGGTGGCATAATGGGTGCGTCTGGCAATTTAAAGGCGGGTAAGGCCGCCAGGGCCGTTGCTGACTACAATGCACAAATACAAGAGCGCAACGCCAAAATTGCAGAGCAAGAGGCCGAGCGCAAAATATTTATGAAGGATGTCGAGAATGTTGAGTTCCGTCAGGAGGCTGGACGTTTTATCGAAGGACTTGGAGTTAGCTATAGAAAATCTGGGGTTGTGGCTTCAAGCGATACCCCGTTGCTAGTAGCTCTAGAAATGGCAAGCCGCGCAGATGAAGACATGGAAAAATCCAAATACAACTCTCGCGTGGAAGCGCTTGGTTTACGCGATCAAGCCACAGGCATGAGACTGCAAGCTGGTTTAACAAGAGTAGAAGGTCGTATGCGCCAGCAACAATATAAAATGGCGGCGGTTGGTTCGTTGCTGGGTGGAATAGCGTCAGGGTCTAGAAGCATGGCGTTGGGGTAGAATATGAAAATACCGACTTATAATTCTCAAGTTAAAATGACCGACAGGGTTGCCGCGCAACGCATGAACGTGCAAGCGAACAGCTCTGCGTTTGAAGGGCCAGGGCAAGCCGTGGCTGCTTTAGGAAAGCAAGTAGCTGCACAGGCCTCATGGATGGAGCAAGAGCAAAAACTAGTAAATGCAAGCGAGGTTGCTAGTGCTAAAAGGCTTTATGCTACAGATCTAATAAAACTTGAAAATGATATTTCTGTAGATCCAAGATATAATTCAAACCCAATAGAAGCACAAAAACAATTTGAAGCTAAAAGCAGATCCTTATTTAAAATAAGAAATTTAAGCATTAAAGGAAATCTAGCAAAAACTACTTTTAATACAGAGGCCGAAAATTTAAAAGCCCCATCGAGATTAAGAACAACAAAACTTGCGCGGTCTAGATTAGTTTCTGAAAATATTGTTGGAAAATTAACTGAAGCCAGTGATGCAGAAAAAAACCTTGCGGCGCTAGATCCTAAATCTCAAGATTATAAAGAACTTTTAGAAAGTATAATTGGCGCTAAAGATACACTTGGTAACGTAACTACACCAGGGGTATTCGGGGAGCTTGCGCGGAACGGTTCCATAAAAGCAGAAGACCAGTTAAAGTACGAACGAAAATTTCTCTCGAATGTGTCTAGAAACACTGTAAACAATTTATTACTTGGAGCATCTACAAACTCTGGATCACCGGATGATCTAGCAAACGGTTCGGCTGGTAAGCAAGCAATGCTGGTTTACAATCAACTACAAGATCCTAACCAACATGCTAATCTAACTGCAATCGATAGGACTAAGCTATCTGAGGAAGCTTTACGGTTAACAACTCAATTGGACAGCCGGCGTATAAATTTGTTTAACCAGAACGAAAGTAGGGAAAAAACTAAAAGAACTGAGAACCAAAAAACTAATTTCAATTCTTTAGTATCGAGAATACAAAAGTATAGAGCCGATCCTAGTAATACAAGTTTGCAAGCAACCCAGGTAACTACTTTAGAAGTAAACCAAATGTTAGAAAATGCGGACATCTCGGTTAGCCAACAAAATGCGGTGATAAAAGCTTTAAACACGCAGGGCGCGATTGTCAGCGACAAGGGTTACATAAGCAATGTTATCGGGAGAATAACTAAAGCTGACAACAAACAAGAGATAAAAAATATTGTAGATGAAGCTTTCACGCATATTAATACTAAATTAAATTATCAAGACCTTACTGTTATTCGCCAAACGGCCGAGCAGTTTAATTCAAGTACTCCTAGTTCAAAACGTGCAAAAATCTTTGATACTCTTTTGGAATCTTTGGTAAGGCCAACAGGCGTAATAGATAAGATATTTCCTGGCGCAAGTAAGCGGGGAAAAGATGTAATTGCTGGTTTTCGTTTGAAAATATTAGAAGGCATACCACCGGTTCAAGCATTTAATGAATCAATAGATTCTTTTAAAACTAACGAAAAAGTAATTTTAAAAGAAATACCTCTTCCCATGTTTAAACCACCACTAGCACAAACTGAGATCTCTTCTCCTAACGTGGAATCTTTTAATACTACGCAATCGGGGCCAGTAAAAAGAGACCTAAGTA